CGGTTATATTCTATTCGGTGACTTTTCAAAGTTCTATGACAATATTATCCATGAGATTGCCAAACGAGAATTGCTGAAGCTGTTCAATGATGATGAGTTTATTGACTGGCTTTTAACGCTGATATTTAAGGGCTTCCAGATTGATGTTTCATACATGTCTGATGAAGAATACGAGACCTGCATGACCGATACTTTCAATAAATTGGAGTACCGGAACATTCCGAAAGAGAAGCTCACTGGCGAAAAGTGGATGGAGAAGTCTGTCAACATTGGAGACCAGCTTTCTCAAGTTATTGGAATTTATTATCCGTATCCCATTGACAATTACGTCAAGTATGTGCGTCAGCAGAAATTTTATGGAAGGTATATGGACGATTGGTATATTATGAGTCCCAGTAAAGAAGAGCTTGAAGATTTGCTCGAAAACATCTGTAAAATCGCAGCTGAATTGGGAATCCATATCAATCGTAAGAAAACCAGGATCGTTAAGATTTCGAGTAAATACAAATTTCTACAAATCAAGTACACACTTACTGATACAGGTAAAATCATCAAACGTATAAACCCGAATCGAGTTACCGCTATGCGTAGAAAACTCAAGAAACTTGCCGTTAAAGTAGGAAATGGAGAAGCGGATTACGACAATATCGAGAACATGTTTCGCGGTTGGATGGGAGGACATTACAAGCTCTTATCCAGAGAACAACGAAAGAATTTAATACAGCTTTACGAAGACCTATTTAGTAAGGAGATCACGATAGTCAACAAGAAGCTGATTGTTTCTGATAGGTCTGCATGATTGCACATAAAGAAGGAGGAAAACGATGGAACCATGGTTTCAGGTTGTACTTACGATCTTTAGCTCAGTTCTTGCATCTTCTGGGCTGTGGGCCTATTTGCAAAAGAGAAGCGAGCAAAAAGATGTCAAAACAGAGATGCTTATTGGATTGGCACATGACAGGATTATGTATCTTGGAATGTCGTATATTGACCGTGGGTATGTAACTCAGGACGAATATGAAAATCTGAGAGTGTATCTCTATGAACCCTACGAACGTATGGGCGGGAATGGTTCAGCAAAGCGAATTATGCAGGAGGTGGACAAACTCCCGATTCATAAATTTATAGAGAAGGAGGAAGAACACAATGAGCATGAGTAACAAGACATACGACATCCTTAAGTGGATTGCTATGTATTTGCTTCCGGCTGCTGGTACATTATATTTTGCATTGGCTGGAATCTGGGGTCTCCCGTATGGAGAGCAGGTAGTCGGAACCATCACTGCGGTTGATACTTTCCTTGGTGTTATCCTTGGAATTAGTACATCCCAGTACAACAAGACTGCTGATAAAGAAAAATAATGAAAGTGTCATGGAGGACTAAACATTATGGCAAATCTGAATGTAAACAAAGTCATTTACGGGGGGGGATGTCCTTATCGATCTTACTGGCGATTCCGTCAGTGCAGATAAGGTCCTCAAAGGTATTACTGCTCACGATAAGAGCGGTGCGAAGATCACAGGTACCTGTACATTTGACAGCGATACTTCCGAGGATACTGCGGCTGTAGCTGAGATTCTTGAAGGAAAGACTGCACACGCCCGCGGTAGCAAACTTACAGGTACTATGAAGAACAACGGTGCTGTCAAGGGTACCATTTCAACTGTAGCCGGTGTATACACTGTGCCGCAGGGTTATCATGATGGTTCTGGTAAGGTATCTATCGATGCTACCGAACAGGCAAAGCTTATCGCCACCAATATTCGTGAAGGTGTAACCATCCTTGGTGTTGAGGGTACGATGTCTGGCTCTGAGGATATGAAGCCGCAGAGTAAAGAAGTGACCCCGTCCAAAGATGCACAGACGATCATTCCGGATGAAGACTACAACTGCTTATCCCAGGTTACCGTTAAGGCTATTCCGTATGTAGAAACCGACAACTCTGCCGGAGGAAAGACCGTTACGATCGGATAAGGAGGTCTCGTTGAATGGCTGCGAATAAAGTCGTATTCGGCAATAAAGTTTTGATCGACCTTACCGGCGATACTGTTACGGAAGAAGCTTTGTTAAAGGGCTATACAGCACACAAAGCAGATGGTACAATTATTACCGGAACGGCTTTCGCAGGATATCCTAATGAGTTCGTGTTCTTAGACAACATTGAGGACTCAAGTGGAAACCCAATCAAAGACAGTTCCGGTAAAATAATTCAGGGACAAACCATCTATCGCAAAGCCCGCAACTCGGTTCTTTTGGATTCTACGGGCGATGTGATCGAAGACGGTTTTGAACAGTAGATAGAGGTAGTTAAGTTTGTGTGGGTGTCGTTTATTTCTCGATTATTCCTACATTTGAACCCTCTAGGTACTGTAAATGCTGGATAGTTTGTTTCTAATATAGAAACTTGTTAGGTGGTTTATACCGAGAAAATCCAGTAAAATCAAGGAATTATGAAGCGGTTAAGAGTAGTAAAAAGTGGGAAAATGTAGGTAATTCATACATTATTCCTGCACTACTCCTATACCGCTATTCCTATATTTGAGCGTCAAATACAAGTCATTTTATTTTTTCTATTTCAGTTCGGAGCCATTCAAATTCTCTGGCTGTATACACCTTTTCTGTGATGTCTGAAATCTTATGTCCGACCATATATTTGATAGCGTATTCATCAACTTTGGCATCTTTGCATTTAGTTACGAAATGCTTTCTGCCGTCATGAGGTCTATGATCTGGGTTGAGTTTAAGCTCGTCTCGAATACGATTGAATATTTTGCTATACCGATTGTATGTCAACTTGGTATTTTTGCCGCGGCGATCTTCATCTGTATAATTGAAAAGATATTTGCTCCCAAGTTGCTCAGCTTCTTCGTACGATTTGGAAACTAAGTCCCTTATCCGAGGATGAATTGGCACAACTCTGTTTTCACCAGCATCGGTTTTAATTCCACCTTTAAATGTCCAGTTCGATAAATCAACATCTGCTAATTCTATTAGACCTAACTCTTGGGGTCTCCATCCAGAATAGCATTGAATAATCATGAACTCAATCCCATATTTATGTCCGAGATTCTCCCACAGAAGAGTCATCTCATCGTCAGAGAATGGAATGTGTTCTTTCTTGACAGTCTGTATTTCTTTAATGGTATCGTCTGTAAGCTTAAACGTTCTCGAATAGTTCCTATCTACAAGTTCGTATTCAACTGCATAATCGAGCATCTGGTTGAAGAGGGTCTTTATTTTGTTCTTCATTGATGCACTCGGTGTCTGTTCTTGCCCTCTTACGGTAGCAACACCTTCTTCCATGCAGCCTTTTATGTGCCTTGCTCGAACATCCATGACTCGCATATCGTAAACAGCAGAGCAGTATTGCCAAGCCGATGTAGTAGCTCTGGCACTGTCATCGCTCTTCAGAGTCTTGAAATATTCGGGCGTCCATTTATCATACAATTCCTTGACAGTGATGGATGGCTCCAAATCGTATGGATTCTTATTGAATTCTACGAGAGCTGTATACGCGTCGTTGTATGTAGGAAAATATGATTCTGGCTTCAACGGCTTACATATCGGTTTACCATTCTTGTCCTTTCCAACCGTAATCATTGCTCGAAAAGGGTTCCTTAAATTTCTACCTTTAATCTCACTTATTTGACCAAAACCATTCGGAAGCCGCCTACGCGTATTAGGTTTACGAGACGATTTCGGCTTTGCGTCTGGTTTCAGTGGGTATCCACAATGCGGACAGGTATTTGCTTTATCGCTTACCTGTAAGTCGCACTCTGGGCATTGTATCAGCATATTAAATCCCTCCTCATGATAATGAACCGAGATTTTATGTTGTATTGTTGATTTATCGTTAGTAATCATATATCATGGTGTAGGAATTGTCAACTCCTACACTAAACTTTTTATATTTTAACCTAGGATAGAAAGGGTTATGTATATGGTCAGTAACAATACATCAACCTGTCAGGACTGCGGCGGGAAATTGAAATATTACGATAAAGTTAGAAGAATTGTACGGACAAAAGGGCGTGTGAGCAAATGGGTGAACGTCCCGAGGTATCAATGCTCCGGATGTGGATGTATACGTCGGTATCTACCGGATTATATTTACCCATACAAACAATATGAATCAGAAATAATAGCTGGTGTTATAGAGGGGCTAATCACATGCGAGACCTTTGGATACGAAGATTATCCCTGTGAGATGACCATGATACGTTGGAGAGCGCATAAATCGCAACTGCTTTTATGAATAGAATACATATTTACGGAGGTGCGATATGAGCGTGGAAGAAAGACATCTGCTGAATAAAATTCGATTTTTCGAAGATATGCTTTTGAGAAGTAAGGATTATCGTCAGCAGGAAAACATCGGAAAGGAATTGACTGTGATGCGTATTCGGTTACAGAAACTAAGATTTAACAGAATGAGAACAGGGGCTTAACAAAGCCTCTTTCTTTTTGCTCATATCCACTGAGGTTGTTTTTACTAAATGTCGTTCCTAACCTAGAATAGCCGTTGAAAGGAGGTAGCAGCCAATGAATGAAAATGAATTTGCAACGGGCTCAGTTCCGGTAATGGTTGCAGCAAGAATTTATGGCAAAGATGCATCCTGGGTTAGGGCTGGCATTATATCTGGATGGTTACCAATCGGAAAAGCTACAAGAAATGGTCAACTGGTGACAAAAATCGAGGACATGAATTCTAAGTACGGACGCATCAATTTTTATATTTCACCAAAGCGTTTGTATGAGGAGACAGGCTATGTATGGAAAGGGGAGAAGCGCTGATGGGAACAACAATACGTCCGGAGCTATCTGAAAAGAATCCTTATTGGATAGAAAAACACCGTTACTACGAGCTGAAACATTTTTGTCTTCAGTATCCAATCTGGAGAAAAGCTTATTCGGTTCTTGAGGGGTACGCTAATCCGCCGAAAGATTTGGCGTCGTTCGTAGTAACCAGTACACTTGGTGATCCAACTGCAAAATGTGCTATGGCGAAGACATATTATTCTGAGCGTACAGATATGGTCGAGAGGGTTGCTGAGCAGACCGATCGAGAATTGGCAGAGTATATTTTAAAAGCGGTAACAGAGGGATGGTCCTACGATATTCTTAAAGCTAGATTAGAAATTCCATGCTGTAAGGATGTCTACTACGAATTGTACAGACGATTCTTCTGGTTACTTAACAAGGAGCGGAAATGATATGAAGATTGTTGATAGAGCTGTGAAGAAGGTATACCGGTTTAACTGTCCGAATTGTCAAAGCCGGCTTGAAGGCGAGAGTAAGGAATTTGAGGACATCGGCGGAAAAATTAGTAAATTCTTTTGCCCAGTATGCAAGAAGAATCGCTATATTACATGGTCTGATCTTAGGAAGAAAACAGTGTACGAAGGTGAGAACACGCAGTAATTACAATTCCTTTTATGAAAAGAACATATTTTTAGGAGGATTGTGACATGAAACGGAAAATCAACATTAGTAAATTTATTGAAGAGCATTCTTGGGGTATTGCGGTGGCGGTTTATGGCGTAGCTATGATTATGACTTTTACAGTAGGTCATAAGATTGGACGAAGCGTTGGCGAAGCAGATTGTAATCGTTTATGGAGTGAGGCTTGTGATGCGGCCGGTGTTGATAGAATGATGCTTTACAATGCAATAACTGAAAAATGGACTAAAATTAGAAACGAAGATTGAGCCAGCAATGGCTCTTTCTTTTTATCCTAGGTTAGATACCGTACGTAGGTTACCGTAAAACATGCTATTTTGATATTTGAAAAATTGCCGGGTGGTAATTTTCAGAAAAACATTTTGGAAGGAGGGGCGGAAGTGAGCTTAGCGATTGGATTACTGATCGGAATAATGATTGGAGTGTTATTGTCACGATTTATATTTAAAGAAAAGCCAGTAGGTTCGCTCAGGGTCGATGAATCAGATCCAGATAGCGGACCTTATTTATTTCTTGAATTAGATCGATCTGGTGCGGATGCGATCTATAAACAGCGTTACGTACGTCTGCGAGTAGAGCTGAAAAATTATATTTCGCACAAATAACACTCTCTATTATGGAATGAACCTAATAATTATTTGAAAGGAGAACGAAATGGAAGAGAAAAACATTGACGAATTATTAAGTGAGGAGATTGCAGCACAGATTAAGGCTTTATCTGATTTGCAGTCCGGAACCAAAGAAAAATCAACAGCGATTGATGATTTGACGAAGCTTTATAAGCTGAGAATCGAAGAGAACAAGAGCGTGTGGGATGCTGATGAGAAGTATAATCGGCGTATGATGGATGGAGAGTCCGTTACGAAAGATAGCGACTTCAAAGAGCGGCAGATCGCAGAGCAGGTTAAAGATCGGTATTTCAGAGTTGGTATTGCAGCGGCAGAATTATTGATTCCGTTGATGTGCTATGGCATCTGGATGAATAAAGGATTTAAGTTTGAAGAAACTGGAACCTTCACATCTTCAACATTCAAAGGGTTAATCAACCGTTTTAGACCTACGAAGAAGTAAAGAGGAAATTCTGAAACGTTGGGGACGTGTGTAACGCATGTCCTCTTCGTTTTTCTCGTGAAAAATGCAAAGGCTATTATGAGAGAATAAAGCTTTATCTCTTGAACTACAGACAACAGCTTGTATACTATATGTATAGGAGCTGGACAGTACGAAAGGAGATATTTAGCTATGAGTATTTTTAACGAGGAGCAGATTAAAGCAATGTTCAGCAGAGAGTATATCTGTC